AATTTCAATGTAATAAAAGCAATAAGAGCTTCTAAATGATTTACAGAAATGATTGGATTTCCATTTCCATCGTGTTGCATCGCCCAATAAGTCCATACAATCTTAGTTCTTTGAATACCATCACATAAAACAATATGACTAACAGATTCATAATAACTTCCTTTGCATAAACCATCTTCGCAACAACCAACTTCATCAAGAGAAACAAAATCTTCTGGTTTTTTTATTGATTTTCCATCGAAAGTTCCATTACCAACGTAATGAATCATTTTCTTTTTAATCAATAAAGTACCATAGGGATTGATTTCATTTTCAGCTCTATTAACTAATCTACGAACCATAGGTAAATGATTTCGTAAATTAGTAATGCCTGTTTCATCTTGAACAGCAGCTATTAAATTATCAAAAGAAGCTAAACCATTATTCATTTTAAGTGCATTAAGTTGTTATCTAAATATTCTTGCATCAGTTTGTTTTTCAAAGGTAATAAACATACATCATTATTTTCCATAAATTTTTTTCTAATTTTTGGCATAACTGCTGTGCTACCTTTCTGAATATCAACCCTTACGATTGATGTAAACCTAACGTGAGGTCTTAAAAACCAAAGGAATGAAATAGATGGTTTTATCAATGTATTTTCTTTTGTAAAGAATTGTGATATTCTGCATCGTCTTACCTTACCTCCTAAAAAAAAGAAAAAAGGTTTATCTATAAAAAATACTTCATAGAAGTAAATTAATAGAAACCTTTTTATAATTTTTTGATATAAAGTGTACGATACCTTTTTCTGTTCTTTTTTTCTTCCTAAAGAACGAAAACAATTTTTTCGATTATTAAAGTCATTGTAGAAATCTCTTGATTTAAAAACCAACCTTTCATTATTCTTTAATATCTTCGTTGTCGTGGTATCTGATTTCATCAGCTCTTGAGTTTTGAATTTCATCACGTTTAGCTGAATTCATAATTCCAAACTCTCTAACTAATACTTGTCTTTCTAATTCCGGCAAAGCTTCCGCAGGAAATGGATAAGAATCATCTTCCCAATCATAAGTAGGACAATCATCAGGATTGTATAGAACACCATAAAAATCAGCAGTAATCGTAATTGGATTATTTTCGTTTTCATTAAAATTATTTAGTTCCTGTAAATAAACAGAATCTAAAAACTCTTTTATTAAATTATAATTTTCAGAAGCCTGGTCAAGAGATTCTAAACTGTCAGGCAGCCTTAATATTAACGTTTGGTTTTCAGCTTTAATATCAATAAATTTTTTATTGAAAAAATCTTTTCTGTTTTGAGAATATTGTTGTGATGTAGAAACAGAAATAGGTGTTCCATATTTCTCAACGTAAAAACCAAAATCATTGTTCAGTTTTAAAACTTTTGGATAAGTAGCTTTAAATTCATTTGCTCCAACTTTAGTAAAAGTCATTGGAATCATTTGAAATACTTCATCGTTAGTAGTAATACCGCCTTCATAATATTTTTTTAGAATTTCAGCTCTATGAATTCTACAAAAATTTCTAAGTAAATTTTCATGTACTGATTCATCATTGTTATGTTCGGCATTACGAATAACATTAAGTAGCGAGTATATTAATTCAATTTCTTTCATTATTTATTTCTTTTTCCAAATGTTTGATCAAACTGATAAATTGAAGATGCTGTTTCATCTGCAGTAGTAAATCTTAATGATTCAGCAGTTTTTAATAAAATCTTTTCCATGGCAATAGCTGGTAGATTTAATAAAATAGAATCATCATCATTAATATTTCCAAACGTAGGATGTTTTACATAACTTAATCTTGCTCTTTGATAAGTATCTGTATCGTTACCTACTCTAACTTCAAAAAAGTTACCAACTCTATATACTTGTGGATAAATAGGACTTGGCTTACGAAAGATATCTCTCTCATAAGCCGTTCTTTGTCCTTCTTTATTTATGTAGACTTTTTTAAATTTTTTAACTTCTTCCCCCGCAATTAAAGCATAAGGTTCAAGTGATATTAATCGTATGTAATCAATTGGCTCAGGAACTTCCCAAACACCTTGCTCTGGAGTAATTGACATTATGAAATTACCTCTAACAATTAACGGTTTTAAATCATCACTCAATTCTTGTGATGCTTCTAAATAAGTAGTATGCTCACGAATAAAATCATAAGTAACGGAAACAAATCTTCCAAACTTTACATCAATAGGAAAATAATCACTTCCCATTTTATCTAAAAGTTCGTCTAGAAATTTATCGCAATATCCTACTGTATAAATTGGCGGTGGCATAATTTAAAAAATTTAAAATGAATGTATAGTTCCTTGATTTAATTTAATAATTTCTTCTTTAAAGATATTAAAATCAGCTGGATTGTTTTCGAAGTAATCAACTAATTTTTCTTTATTGGCACCAACAGGAATATTTTTAACCTTGTAGATACCTCCAACAAAAGAAGTTATTCCAGCTTCCTCAAACTCGTTTAAGTAATAAATCATTTCAGTTAACTTGATGTTTTCAATTAACTCGCTAAATTTAGTTCTAACGTCTTTATCCGATTGAAGCTTTTGGTCGATTCTTTTTTGTAAAAATCGAATTAATCTTTCTTCACTTGTGAATTGGTTCTTGTATGGGATACCAAAATTAGAAGCAATGTAAATTAATGTTTCTTTTGAAAGCGGTTTTTTTCTTGAGTAAAGAATAGCTTTCAATTCAATTAATTCAACTTCTTTATCAAATGCTTCATCATCAACTTTATCAATGTTAGTTAAAGTGAATTTTGGATTTGATTTCTTTAATCCCATTTTTACTAATTCAGCATGTTCCTCTTTTGTCATTCCATCGATTTTAACATCCCTATGTTGAATTAAAACATTTACATTATGTAAATCATCAGGATTCACATCAGGTTTAAAAGCAATGATTGATTTACTAATAATCAACGATTCAACAAGTCCTTGTTGCGACTTGAAGTTTAGTTTGTCCTCGATGGATTTACCAACAGGTACAAACGAATTGATGTTAGTCATTCGGAATCTTTTAATATCTCCATTGTATTTCAATTGGAAATTACCGATTAAACTAACATTCTTTTTACCGATTGTTACAGAATTTTTCATATATAAAATTTAAAATTATTTAAAATTAAAAAAGGGAGCTTTTAAACTCCCTTTTTTTTTGGTTTATCGCATTGTAGGGAATTTTGCCAATTCAACAGCACCTACCCCGGCTAAACCACCACCGTTATAAGTACCTTCACCACGAAGTACACAACATGTATCTTCAAAGTAAACAATTGGGAAAATATCTGAAAGATAGTGAACGAATGCACCATCGAATCCAGTTGCAGCATAATTAGAAGCATCTCTACTTGCATCTAATGAGTGCATACCATCAACATATTTTTTCTTGTAGAAACGACCTTTTCCACGAGAGAATAACTCGAAGTTAGAAATTCCATCTTCGGTGATTGATGCATTAATAAAGTAAATGTTTCCACTTCCTACTAATCCACCAGCTCTCTTGTTAAGACCTGGATGTGAAAATAATTCATCACTCATAAAGATACACTTGTTACCTAAGTGGTGATAAACCGTTACTTCAAATCCAACTTCTACTTTTCTACCAGAGTTAATGTCGTAAACAATGTTAGATGTATGAGAAGCATCTAATGTACTTGCTCCAGCAACATTATGTCCTAAGATTTGTTTCATTCCTTTATCCCAATTCTCACGAGCCAATGAATCTCCAATTGCAATAATTGTGTTTCCTGACTGACCAATCGGAGATTGTGTTGCAAGAATATTTAAGATTCCTTGTAATAAATATGGAGATAAACCATCATTTACATCATAAGAGAAATCTAATGTTCCTAAGAATTGTTTAATCCATCCTTCTCCTTGTCTTGGAGGTAACTTACCTAATTCTGGCGACATTCCCGCCATAGTTAATAAGTTCTTACCTGAATTCTCAAACCATTGGTGAGTAGAAGGATCCATAGAACTGTTCGCGAAACGACAACCTAATTCTAAAGCAATAGCAAAATTTTCATCTGCTAACCACTCTTGTTCAAATTGCCATAAACCTTGTCCGTTTTTACCACTTCTTGCACCATCAACAGTCTTATCAGTCCATACTACTCTTTTTTGGTCTAACGAATTACCTGTGAAAGATAATGTGTAACGAGAGATTAATGAGTAATAGATTTTCCAATAAGTAGTATTGAATCTTTGATAACCATGCATAGAACCTTCTCCAAACAAGTTACCACCATCCATGAATACTGTATCTTCTGCAACGAAATCTTCATCGTATAATGCAGCTGGACCAATAGTTTTGAAGTCACAAACAAAGTGATCTCCAGTAGAAGCTCTACGAACTCTTTGAATCCACAAGTCAATACCTAAACCACCATCTAAAGTGATTTTATCTCCTGGATTGTATTTGTCTCCAAAAATTTCGTTAGCTGGATCATGCTTGATACTAATAGAACCTAAAGTATCAGTCGCCACAGTTGTAGCAAGAACACCACCGCTATAAGTAACTCCATTCGCAGTCATATCTGGAGCAGGGTTGTTCTGGTCATACCAAGCACCAAATACAGCGTCACCCGATGCATAAGCTGGTTTGATATTCAAAGAACGTAATTGAACGCGGTAAGCATTATCAGAAATTTGTCTGTCTGCAGACGAACCTCTTTTAATCCAACCTGTTTTTGCCCCACCATTGATACGCCCTGAATGGAATAACCATGATGTTAATTTACAATAACGCTCATAACGAGAAATAACTCTATTATGAACTGCCATATCTTTATCCATCTGTGTGGTTAAAGATAATTCCTCAGTGTGAATTTGAGGATCGAACGTTTCGGATGCACCTTTAAATAGCATAATGAAAGTCTTTTTTAGTTTAACAAAAATTTTAATTGTGTCATGAAAAATTTAATAAAAAAATTCGTTTTTTTAATTCATAAACGGCCTGCCAAATAATCCTTAAAAAGCTTGTTTTTTCTTAAATTCATCTGAGTCCTCACTAATGACTGAACTCCAATCTCTAACTTTGCCTGTTCCTTGACTTGCACCTGCTGATTGCATAGCTGCTGAAATGCGAGAAGTATCTTTTGAATCTGACGTGAATTGTTTTACAACGTCAGCGACTCCTTCGCCATAAGTTGGGCTTCCTAACTTCTCCGAAATTTGTTTCTCGTGTTTTAGGAATAGCGCTACTTTTGCCAATAATTGTGGGCTTTGTTTTATTTCCTTAGATAATTGTCCTGTTTTAATATAATCGAATGTTTCTTGAGCCATCTCTTTTGAAACTTCCAATCCAAAGAAATTTTTAGTATGAAATTCATTGAAAGCTGTTTTCAATTTAATATCATTTTCTTTGATTTGATTTTCGATTTTTAGTTTTTTCTCTCCTACAAGAGTTTCTTTTTCAGAAATTGCTCTTGCTAATGAATTTGATTTAACAGTATTTCTAATGTTATCAGCATAGATTTTAAGCATTGCTCCATTACCTTCGTATTGGTCCATTTCTGCTTCTAATTCTAATGCAAACTCATCTTTACCAATTTCATTTCCTCTACCTACTTGTTGATATTTATTTGCTAAATCATTTTTGATTTTTTCATATACAATATCTCTATCAGGTAATCCAATAAAATCATTTGCCATTTTAATTGCAGTATCAACTTGTTGAAGCTTCGTGTTGAATTCAGCTTCTTCATTTGATTCTTCTGGCTTTTGAACTTTAATACCTTTTGCTTCTAATTTTGCAATTAAAGCATCAGTATCTTCTTCTGTTTCTCCTTGTGGTTTAACCTGACCTTTATCATCAGTATCTAAATCATCAAAAGCATTTTTAAATTTTTCTTCATTGTTTACTGATTGTTGACCATCAGTATTTGAATTTTGCTGACCTGAATCAGCACCTCCAGAAGAACCTGTACCATCACCGTTGTTATTGGCTGATGTTTCTTCAAAATCATCGAAAGCGATATTATCGTATTCTTCGAAATTTTGAAGTTCAAAAGACTGATCATCTGCCATTGCATTTTGATTCGAGTCGTTGTTTCCTGTTCCAAACATAATTAATTCATTTTTAGATTAGACAAATATATAAAATTTATTTATTAGTATTATTTTTCGATTGTTTTTCCCTATCCTTTTGTAAATCTGAAATAAGTTCAGCTGCTTTTCTTCTATCAGCTCCAGCTTCTTTTTCAATAACTTCTTCCATTTTATTATCAGCATAAATGTTAGCAACATCAATATTATTGCCAAGTTGTTCAGTATGTTTTTGATAATCAAGTTTGTCTTTTTCTTGTTCTGTTTGAGCTTGAATTTGCATTTGTTGTTGTTGCATTTGCATATTTTCTTCTCTAATTTTCGCTAAAGCTTTTACTCCTTTTGCTAAAATAGCTTCGGCTTCAGTAGAATTTTCAGAGTTCCAAATTTTAATCAACTCTAATAACATCTCTGGAGATTGAGCATTTGCAAAAGTTTGTTGAGCGACAGAATCAATTCTTTGTTTTCTTTGATACTCTAATCTATTATCGCCAATATGAATACCTAAATCTTCAAATAAGAAATCGGGATAAATCTTAAGAAATTTAGTTTGCAAATCTCCACCGAAATAAGTGAATGTATCATTCTCTTTATAAATGAATTTTGCTTTAACCATTAATCTTTCCAAGAATGTTTCTACAAATGAATCAAACAATCCAAAATAGTTTTCTATTCTTGAAGCTGATGCAGTTAAATTCATTTCAGCAACGGTAGCTTTAGCGTACTGACTAGCTTGTGCTTGAGCTTCTTTAGAGTTACCCGTTATCTTGGCTCCTAAATCTTCAATTAAAGCAAGCACATTAATAAGTTCTTGTAAACGACCTTTTTGAGAAACATTTGTTGAGTTAGCGTAAGTATTTGCTTTTTTATCTTTAGAATTAATGATTTGCATTCTATCTCTTTTCAAATAGAAATTAACTCTCTGAAAGGCTCTATCAATACCTAATTTCAAAAATTCTTTTGGCATATTAGCAACATCATAAACTAAAACATTACCATCTAATTGTCGCATATTTAATCGTAATTCATATAGAATTTCCGAAGCAAAATCTTGTAAGTAATATAGTTTTTTTGCTAAAGAACGAATTTCATTTGTACCTGTTCTATAATCAGCTAAACCAACAATGTCCAAATAGCGTTTCTTTCTATTTCCAGAGGTTTGTAATTGGTCTTTCTCTCTACCGTAATCTAAAACTAATTCAGGACCAAGCATGGTAACAAAACGAATATCTTCGCATGAAATAGTTCTAATATCTTCATCGCGATCTTTTCTTTTTTTGTAATCATCAGGTAATAATTTAGCTTCTTCCTTACCTTCTTTGTTTTTGAAAAACAAATATTTTTTATCTATTCTCGATACCCATTTCATAAAAACTACTCTTGGTCGAAGCAAAGAACCTTCTCTTTGGAACCAATTTATGTCAGCACTTTTTTCATGATAAGTTTCATCTTGATTTCCAACACCGGCATAAGATTCAACAATTTTTTTATCTTCTTCAGATAAATCAAATAAATTGAAAATTTCATTAATAGACATATATCTATCCCAGGCGAAATACTGAATATTTTTTTGTACCGATTCATGTATGTCAATATCTGTTGTTACTTCTAATGGATGCGGAATAAAAATACTTGGATGTCCATCTCTTTCAACAGTCATAGCCCATACATGTCCACCAGTTAAGTAATGGCGTAATGCATCATATATTTTTTCTTTATCTTTTTTAACAACAAGAGTTTGATATAAAATATCTTCTCCAACTTCTTCAGATAAAGTACGATAATCTTTTTGGAAAAATTCTTCAACATTATCGGGAATTTGCATTTCAGGTTTTTCTGTTTCTGGAGTAAAACCAAGTTCAGATTCTAAATCAGCATTTAATTCACGAACAATTTGTTCAGAAAGCATTGTAACTTTTGTGTCTAATTTTTTGATAACAGCTTTCTCATTGTTTACTAAACATTTTCTTTTTAAAGGTCTATTACGATAATCACCAACCAACTGTTCTATGTTAGATTCAATCAATGGATAAACGTAATATTGAGGACCAAAATTTTCTCCATACTTTTCAGTAATGGTAGCACAAATAATCTTTTCTTGTTTTGGAGAAAGTTTTGCAGAAGCAGCATAATATAATTCAGCCATTTCTTGTTTAATTCCGCTATATTCTGGACTACCTGTATATTTCAAATAATTTAGAATATGTGACTTGTGCCACTCTTCATTTTTTTTACTTTCTGAAATTCTTTGATTTGGAAAATTAAAAATACTCATATGATTTCGATATTATTTTCTTGTTTGAATTTATCCCATTTTTCTTTTGACATAATATTTGGGAAAACTTTATTACATGAAATTGGTTCTACAATTTTATCTAACGGATTACACTTACAATTAGAACAAGTTTTAGCTTTAAAACAATTTTTACAACAATAGATTCTAAATATGATTTGTTCTACATTATGTTCGGCAAATCCATTAATATTTAACTTGTCCGTAACTTCTTTAATATCAGGTGTATCTCTTTTGATTACAAATTTATTCATTTTTCTGTTTCCTTTCTCTTTCTTTCATGATTAACTCTAAATAATTATTGTTTAATCCTAATTTTTCAGCTTCAAGTTCATAATGCGTTCTTTTCTCAAGAGTTTCATTTGTCTTGACATTTATTCTTTGAATGTAATCTTCATATTGATTTTTGTCTAAATCACGTTCCGGAATGAAAGTTTGAATTTCAAATTCATTATCATTCATTTTAAGATTACCATTAAAATCTAAATAATAGCTTGTAAGGTTATCTAAGGACATATTTTGATTCAAGGTATCTATTTCTATATCCTCTGTAATTTCTTGAAACAAATCCATTCTGTGCATTAAACACAAGGCCAAAGTCATGGCAATATCTGTGTTTTCTTCACCATACTTCATTAAATCAATAATTACATTTTCAAAATAACATTTATGGATTTCATCGCGAACTTCTGCTTTCAATAATTTTGTAGCAATAGTTTTCATTTTCCCATCCATTTTCACACCATCTTGATTATGGTGATTACCAGTTCCTTCTATATCAGGTTTTGATTTGATATATTTATGAGCACCAACATCTTTGAAATATCTAATGATATGGAATTTTGTATATTCAAAAAGAATTTCAATATCCCAATAGATAGCAAATTTTACAGCATTTTCATAAAATACATCATCATCAAAAGAAGCATCTCCACGTTCTAACAAAACACCAACAGGTTTATTGTATAGTCTTGTTGGACCAGAGAAACATCTATACGCCATCACACACCCACTCGATACTTCTCCTCTATCTATTTTTTCTTGGTCAACTTCTTCATCGTAACTATCACAAGCACCTATATCTGGTTTATAGGATAAGAAATCATTAACTTGTCCATTAATAGGTTGAGAATCTACCCAAACAGGACCACTTTCGTCAATTACAAATTTTACTTTAGAATCATTTTCTACCCTAATTTTTGTTTTTTCTTTAATATTTTTCGCCCTAGATAAAAGTTGAATTGTACGAGGTTCATCAACCCATTCTAACCTACCTCTTAATACTGGCTCAGGTTCACTACCACTATAAATTTCTTTTAATTGAAATTGAAGTTTAATTAAATCTAAAACACCACCTTTTGTTTTAACGAAAATCTCACTTTCAACAAGTGGATATGATTGAACGTGCTTTATGTAAGTATCTTTTGATTTAGCAGCTAACTTACGTTTTTCTAAAATATATTTTTTAGCGCGTTCTCTATCGGTAACTCCTTTGTCATAATCAAAGAAAGAAACAATTTCTCCAGTTTCTTCATCGGGAACATTATCAGATGGATAATACATGTATGCCGGAACAAAGATTTTTTTCAAATTATAAACATCATGCTTATCCCACATTTCTTTATAACCTCTCGCTCCTTTTTCAATTTCTCCACCAGTTCCATAAACTAATGGCACCCCAAACTGAATTGCTCCTTCCATAAAACAAGGTTCAGTTGCTTTGTATGAATGTTGTAAGCTTTCAAAAAGTCCAGCTTCCTCAAAGATTACCATAGAATATGAACCACCCTCAAAAGCGGAACTATCGGCATACATCGTTTTAATACGACATATCGATTGTAATCCCATTTTCTCACTTTGCTTATTAATGGTGTCTTTATAACCAAGAATCATTTCTTCCGAGTTATTAATCATCTTACCATTTTTGTAAGCTGGATGAGTATTGTTTAGTGATGATTGTAATTTTTGGTAAAACTCAGCCGCTTTATCTTCTTTTCCCGCACAAATACCAATTTTAGCAAGAGAGTGGAAAGTAAGTTCGTAGTTTGCATTTACGGCACCAAATTCAGATAAACCAACACGACGAGGTTTTCCGACAATCAAACCATAACCATAAGTTTCTGCAGCTTCATATTCTAAAAAAAGCCAATGATCCAAATCACGATAAAATGGATGCATTAATATTTTACGTTTCTTTTTTACATTTCTATCTTTTGATGGTGGCATAGCCTCAATCATCGTAAAATTTAGATAGTAAAAATGTCTACCAACAATCCTTGGCATTCCTGCAGGTTGAAAACCATGAATACAATAATAATCCATTTCAGCCCAAAAATCATCGTACTCTAATGTACCTGGCTTTAATGTATCTGCTAAATTTTTAATACGCTCATTGTAAACCATTGGTTGATACCTTTTCGGATTCCAATGTTTTCCTTTGGAAAGTTTATAAAAATCAGGAATATCTATGTCGGGAAATTGTTTCATATCTTAACGAAAAAAACAGCCTTGTGGCTGTTGGATTAAAATTGATTTTCTAAACCAAGTCTATTTGGATTGGTTGCGTTAGCGGTATCTTTGAATGTTGAATTTTTTCTACTTATTAAATCGTTTTCTATTCGCGATAATTTATAACCACTATTACTAACAGAATCTTCTAATGCTTTTTCTTTGTTAAAAGTTTTTTTGAATTTTTCAGAAGCTTCATTGTGTTTATTCAACTGAACTGTATATCTATCAATAGCTGCTTCATCATCATTTGTAACTGCTTCATTTACTCTTTCAAGTAATTGATGTCTACGATTATTATAAATTTTTTCTTGTTCTAAATCCGGATTGTATTGCAATTCTTTATATTTCTGAAAACATTTTTGAACTAATTCTTCATTATGATTGTAAGCATCACGATTGCCATAAATTTCATCAATAACTCTTATTGGTCTATCTTTTTCTGCATAATGAGAAAAGATACTCAAATAATCTAAAGATAAAGCAACAACTGTAAGTGCTTTCAATCCATCTCTTTCAACTAATTCTCTGAAACAATTAATTCCAGCCCAAGAATCATTGTTTGGATCTTCTTTAATTAATCCTGTTTTACTATCAATTTGAATTAAGTACATATTCTTTTTTGCTATATAAAATTGTTAGTTCAAAAATTCCGTCAAAAATTTGTCTAAACGTTTTTTTGGCGAACAAAAATTTTTTGTCATTTTCTTTTTTATGGTCGTAATAAAAATAAAAATTAGAAACTATTATTCCAAAGGTATTAATTACTGTTTCAAATTTAATATAACCACCCTCTTTTATTCGAAACACTTCAATAATTAAAGCATCTGCAAAAAGCAAATCATCCTCAAATATATTTTCTTGTACTTGAGGATAATCTGAAATTTTAGAGTAACGATCTATTTTTATAATATTTTCTTTTGTCATTGATATATTCATCTAACACATCTTTAAATCTTCTGTATGTAAAGAAAAATTGATACTCACTGCTAATAATGAAATGCTTATCTGTTTTACTCATAGATGGATAACACTCCGTAAGCATGTCATATAAAAAACCAACTTTGTAAATGTTTCGATGTTTGTTTTCATTATTAATTCCAGCAAAATCTTTTGGGAACTTGAAGAAAACTTCTCCTTTGTCCATAACATTTACTAAATGATTTTTTATTTCTAAAGATAAATCTTGAAATTGAATAGGATTTTCGATTACTTGATTATATTCTTTTATTAAAATCATTTTATTTTCCGAGTGTTTTTATCGGCTTTTCAGAACCAATCATTTTTTCTTGTTCTACTCTTTTTTTGAAATCTTCTTTTGCTAATTTTTCAGCATTGGCTTTTGCTTTAAGGTAAGCTTCATCCATTTCAATATCTAAATTAGAAAACTTTTCAATCTCAAAATCATATCCAATTTCTTCTTGAGCTAAGTCATTAATTCTTTCATAAATAGCATTAAGCAATCTTTGAAGTGAATTCAATTTATCAACAATAATATTTCCTCGCTTACTATCATTATCATAAAACTTGTTGAAAGAAACTATTCTTTGTCTTTTTTGAATTAATTCTCTCAAAGAACCAATATGGTTTTCAATTTTATTAGACCATAAAACACAATTTTGCAATGTCATTTTTTTTACCGTTTTCATTAACATTGCTTCTGATACTTCATTCTTTTTGTCTTTTTTCATTTTAAAATAATTTTGTTAATATTAATTAGAACAAATATAGTTGAAATTTTTTCAATAAAAAAAGCAACTTAAAAAAGTTGCTTTCTTGATAAACTTAACAAAAAACTAAATTTACTCTTGTGGTTCCTCTTTAAGATTTTCATCAACAGTAATATTTTCTGTTTCTGCATCAGGATTTAATACAATCCAATCGTTTGCAGCCTTATCCTTAGTCGATAATTTATAAGGATAAACATTGTTTTCTTGTTTCATTGTTGAAACTACATGTCGAAAAACTTTTTTCTTATCAGTTCCAATAGTGATATGGTTTACTCTACGATCTTCTTGCTCATTCCAAGAAGTTCTTGCTAACTGCTTACCACTTTTAAATTCCTTTTCTAATTCTTTAAATTTTGCCATAACATTAGTTAATTAATTGAATTTTAAAACATTTGATATTGTCAAAGATACCATATTTATACGAAAACTTAATATGCTTGTGTTCTGATTTCATTCTTTTCTTAAATCTTTCAAGCGCTTCATAGTTTTCTACCATTTGAGGAATACCTGTTCTTTTCTCATACAAATAAGTTACTTCATTATTAAAAAGTTCCTGAACGCATCTATCAATTAACCTGGTCGTTACTCCAAGTTTATTTAAAGCATTTTTGGTTGACCTATTTTTTGACATGATACTTCTTTGTTATTGATTAGATTTTTAGTTATCCATTCCCCTTTACTTTTTGCTTCAAACACTTCTCCAAATTTTTCTTGAGTAACTGGCCAATACATATATCTTGGTCCAGCTTGTTTTGGAGATTTTTTGTTTGGGAATTCAACTACACAAATCCCTTGATTTGTAGCTCCATCAAAATACCAACCTATTTTTGAAGCTTTAGTTGAATGTATCGTGTATAGTGTAATTCCAGACATAATTATTCTTCTGTTTCAAGTTTATATAAAATACCTTTTGAATCAAAAGTAACTTCTTGAGATTTTAATTGAAAACCACAAGCTCTTGCGTGACCACCACCGCCAAAAGATTTAGCAATTGATAAAATATCAATATCTTCTTTTGTAGTATAAAGAGAGAAGTTCCAAACATTATTTTTTCCATCAAAATTGAATGGCATCATAGCATCGTGAATATCTTCGTGATAAGCCGATTTAAAACTTCCGCTATTAGCTGGAACCCCATTACATGCTAATACACGAATTCCGCAGAAATCAAACTCAAAAGAATTATTATTCATTGATTTTATATCGAGAGATTCTTGGTATTTAATAATCGCTTCACCAATAGTTTCTATGAATTCAATTGAATTGCTTGAGTAAAATTCGTTAATCAAATCATTTACAGATGAAATAGTTCTCATTCCGTATTGGAAACGCAAAGCTTTATCCCAAGAAGCATCGTTTACAAATTTACGTTCTTCTGTATTTCTCCAAGTATCATATTGACCAAGTAGTTTAATTTTAGCCATTGCAAGCTCATTTCCCATAGGATAAATAGTTCTACATACTTCGCAAGCAGAAAGTCTATCAGAGTAAAAATATCGCATATTTACACTATCAAAAACAACATCTTTAATTAGTCCATTAAATTCTCCTACAAGTGGATGTAAATTGTTTTCTTCTGCATATTGAATCATTTTATCATAAGCAGAAACATGGTGGTCGATAAAAATTAATTGATTAGCAATTTTTGCTAAGGAAAACATTTTTTCTGGTTCTAAAGAAACATCAGCCATAACAACCGTTTTTCCTTTGAATTTTCTTAAATCAATAGGCTCTCCATAATGATAACCTAATAATTCAAATTGATTAAATTCTAAATGACTTTTTAATATAGCTCCTGAAGCTAATCCATCTAAGTCCATTTTGTGGTAAATAATAACACCTTTCATTTGCGTAAATTTTAAAATTATATGACAAATATAGTTGAAATTATTTCAAGTAACAAAATAAAAAAAGCCGAACACTAACTCCCTAGTGCCCGACTTTTAGATTTCCTATTCTTTGCAAATATAGAAAAATTATCTTAATTCCATTAATGGTGTTTTTCCTTGTTCAAAATC